CACCATCAGTTAAACTTAATGTGGCACCTTTTGTGTAATTGCTATCTTGATCAATAGTAAGAATAAAAGTTTTAATATCTGCAGAGAAAGTTCCTGTGTTGTTGAATGTTCCAATAACATTTTTAAGAACAATAATATTATCGTCTGTTACTGTTCCTACAATAGAACCAGACGCTCCACTTGCTGGTTGTCTTAATACATCATCAACAAACAAATATGCATTTTGAATAGTAGTTAATTTTACTACCTTATCTTCTTTGGATTGTAAATAACTTACATTTTCGCCTTTTACAGAAGAAACTAATGCCTCGATATCTTTCCCTTCAGTACCAAAATTGTTAAAGAATAATTTTGAGTTTATTGAAAAATTACTAGATGATCTATCAATTGCAATTTTATCAACGGTGCCTGAAGTAATTGCATCAATCTGTGCGATTAAACCTTCTCCATTACCCTGCATACCAGGACGATAAAATCTTTTAGAATTCTTGGGGACATCATTTTGATTGATATTTGAATTATAATTACTACTCACTGGCAGTGAATAATATTTGTCTCCTAAAACATATGGAAATTGTGGTACTTGATTAGTATCGATAGTCAAAAAGTAAGCATAAGTTCCTTCTGGAAAATCTGGAGTAATACAGAATCGTCCGTTATTTTCATCTAAAGAACCGCTCTTATGATTATATTTGTAGTCATCAACAAAAGATCCTAATGCATAATCTCTTAAAGCAGGTCCATTTTGACGATCTAATCTGATAGAATAACTAGAAGTCATTCTGACAATAGATGATTGTGAATCTAAAGGATCCGAGTGTCCAAATGGTCCATAAATTGGATTGCCATCATAAGCAAAACCTATGATAGGAGAATGGGTCTTGGTTGCAGGTTCTGTATCTGCATTGTTTAAGTTGTCGCTAAGTGCAATTCTTAATGATTTGGGATTTGCAATCTGACCATACCCATATTCTAAAACATTATTGTAGTTTGCAAAAGAATATCCAAATTGTGTATCCAGTTCATTTTTTATCTTCTCAAATCTATTCTTGATCCATTCTCTCAATAATGGTGTTGCAGTTGCGTCTTCACCAACTGCAACAATTTCAACTTCAATATTTTCTTGTGTGTAGAGAGTTCCACCAAAAATTTTATTTAATTCGGTAATTTTTCCATCTGTATCAACAATAGAAGTGTACTCAGCAAATCTACCTCTACCAACTTTATCTCTTATCACTATGTTTGGGGGAGAAGAATAGTATTTCCCAGGATTATCAATTACAATGCTGGTTACTTCGCCTCCTGTTACAACTGCAGTTGCTTTAGCATCTCTACCTGAAGTAATTTCAATAGTTGGTGTGTTTAGAAAAGTGTCTGTAGTATCAACTACAATACTATCAACAACATTGCCAGTTAAAAATGCTCTCGCCTTATTTGGAAGACCATCAACCAACACAAAAGGTGGATTGATGTAATTGCGCCCTCTTGTGTTAATACGAATTTGCTCTAATTTACCAAAACGAACACTCTCGTCATCTTTATAACCATAGACAGGAACACCATTGAGGAGAATACCAACATCTCTTCTTGGAGTTTTGTAGATTTCGGTTGATGTTGTTGGAACTTTTCTTATAATTCTAAGAAGTTTCTGATCTAACATAGTTTCAGAAACTGTGCTACCATCAAAAATATTATATGATGGATAACTAGAACTTGTAATATAATAATATTGATCGTCTGCAAAAATGGCAGAGACATCTGTAGACACACCCTCTAATGCATTTTGTGTGGGTGTGTTAGTCGATGCACTAACAGATGCACCAGTTCCAAGAATCCATCTTGGTTGATTAGTTCCAGTTTGTACTATTCTGGGATCAGATGTTTCAAATCCAGGATTTGAAATCTGTAATTTGTCTCCAGTAAATGAGTATGGTTGTTTATCTGATGGTATTGCATTATAAACAACACCAAGTGTCAATAATTTTACATTAGACCCTTCGATAGTAACTGGTCTGTATACCGGAGTTCCTTGTGTATGATTTACTGGGGTGTCCCCTCTTTTCTTGATAATAAATTGAGTGACATTCTTATCATCAAACTCAATTACTTCTTGATCTATTAAAATACTACCAGTAGATTCCCATCCAAGAGTGGAGAATACGTCGATTCTTTCACCAACACCAATAGAATCTAGAAATGTTTTCTCTAGTCTAGTTTTTGTTGATACATTAAAAGTTCCATTTACAGTCTCTGGTGCTAATACAATATTCCAAATAACTTCGTTATCTTTCGTTCCATCTGGATATACGTTATCTACAGTGGCATCAGCATAAGGATACTCATTTGTTAGTGCTTGAGTAATCTTCTTGCCAATTAAATCTTTTGGGTTGCCTGATACAACTTTAACTTTTAGAGCATATACACTAATCCAATCAGACTCAGAAGATTTATACGTAAAATCTTTTGGGTTATATACTTCTGGTTTGTTCTCAACATCTTTTGCAATAATGGTGTTGAAAACAAACTTAATGGAACTAGTAGTTCCTTTTGATTTGTAAAACTTTTTAATGTTTTTGATAAGAGTTCTCTTATCAATATCACCTTTCAGATATTTTTCTGGGAAAGAACCTAGGTACTGACTCTCAAAGTTCTTAACTAATGCATATAAGAATAAATTACTGACATTATAAACAGTTGCACCAGATTGATGTGCAGATGCATCAGTACTGACAAAATCAGAGGAATCATATAGATCACCTAAAGTGGTATTGCCACTTACACCTCTAGAACAATTCTGTAGTTGTGTATCTGTGCGAGTCTCATAAAAAATAATCTCATCGTTTATCCTTACATACCCGTTCTTTGCTGGGAATGATTGGGCATCACTAAGAGTGATAGTATTATCTGTGCTAGAAATAGAACTAGCAAGAGTATTATTTTGCGTTAAAAGATTTTTTTCGTAATAATCAATATCTGCATATTTTTGGATATTGTTGATAATATCCAAAGTGCCACCTTGCACTTCCTGCTGTTCATAATACTTCCGAACGAACTTACTAAAAAGTTCATATTCAGTAGTAATAAACTCAGGAAGCTGGGACTCAATCAGAGTAGAAATTCTTTTGGTCTTAACAGCAGCCATTTACTTTACTCTTTGTATGCAGTGAACGAGGAATTAGCAACGTCAACGTCAAGATAGACCTCACGGAGTGCCTTGACATCATTAGAAAGTGGTTTTACTCTTAATGAAATGCGATTATCAAAATAAGTGCCCTTGATGATAGTTAGAGCATACATTTTAAGTTCACCGTTTACATAATCAATATCGCCAATATCACTGTCTAGAACAACTTTCTCACCAGTTACAGTATCTAGTCTATATAGGACAATTTTACCAGACCTATCTTCAACATAGACATCAAAATTAGGGTATTCAGTCACCCTAAAACCAGTGGATGACAGAACAGGATCATCACAATCTGTATCAAACTCATTTTGGAAACACACCTCATAATAAAAGGTAGAATTTAGAGTAGGATAAAAATCTTTTCTCATCATGACAGATGTCAAATTGGAATTGATCGAACGTTCTGTATCATCAATTACACCAACAATTTTACTATATCTAAACTTACCATTAAATTTTTCTGTATCAGATGTATCAAGATAAGACTGAACAGAACCAATTACTTTATCTCTAACCTGTGCAGGTGTTTCGTCTGTAATTAAACTGTTATAGAAAATCTTACTTGTTAATTCAATATAAAGAACTGATGGATCTACAATAACTGGTTGCACAGAAGCAACCATATATTTCTTTAACTTATCTGTAATATCTTTTTTTGTTAGTGAAGTTAAGAACGCAGCATCATTGGGTTTCAATACAATGAATACCTTTCCATATTCTGGGGGAACCTGATCTTCTCCACCAAAAATAATGATATCGCTAGTTGATGGATAAATGTTGCGAACAATAGCACCATAATCTTGTGCTGTTACTGCACGATCTTGTGCTCCATAAGATTTTGGTGCATTGAATTTAATCTTTGCAGTTGTCTCAATCTCTTCACCACCACTAGAAGGAACTACATTTGTGATAGATGTTGAGATACTTTGTGGCGATGCTCCGTTTACATTTTCTAATACACCAGAAAAGATAAACGTTCTAACTCCATTGGATTCTGAACCATTTGTTTTGATATAAGAAACTTCAACCCTAGCACCGTTTTCTAGTTTCTTACCTAAGACGCCATCACCCAAAACAAGTTGATATCTCTCGTCTTCAACTTCGTCTAGAAAGACAACCTTAGAGTTACCATCAACATCTAGGATATTATTTGTAATTTGATATAACTCATTTAAACCACTGCCGGTTGGAAATACCTTAACTTCAATAGTGTTTGTATCTATCTTGTCGTTATCAAGAATGAATTTTTGATTCTTTAGTGATGTGTTAATTGTAAATGTATTAACGACTTGTGTTCCTTCATAAACAGGAACATTAGTGAATGTCGCGACATCATTTGATACTTGTGCTTTTGCATCGTTCAGTACAACATACTGATATAATGTGTTGTCGTAATTTGCAACAAATCCAGTTCCCTTCTTTAATATGAGTTCTGTATCACTTGTGGAATTTGAATATGATGCAGTAAAAGAAATATAAGCGACTGGGGCAGTAGCACTCTTCGGTGTGTATCCTAACTGCTTCGCTAGAGATACTACGTTGTCCCTCAACGTCGCTGAATCAATGAATAGTTCATTGACTACCATGTTGGTATTAAACGCCGTATAATACGTATTATAGGCAAGTGTGTCTAAGAGAGATGACAGTGCAGATCCCTCAAAATCATAATCAGTAAAATCTGATGTCGCTCTAAGATAATCTTTTAGAGCAGATTTGATATCTTCAAAATCTAGATTAGCAACCTGAGTATAAGGCATTATCGAGTACGCTCTAAGAAGAATTCTGTTGCTATTACTTCATCGTTTCTACCCACAATGGTAAAATACAATTCAACATCATAACCATTATTTTGTTCATCGGGAGATACTATAATGTCATCAACTTCAATTCTTGGTTCGTATTTACCAAGAACATCTAGAACCTGCGAACGAATAAGACCACTAGTTGCGTAATCTAAAGGTTCAAATAAAGATTTACGAATATCACAACCTAAATCGGGTTGAAATGGTCGTTCTCCTTTATTTGTAAGAAGTAAAGCAGTTATTGCCTGAACAATAGCTGCTTTATCTTTTACTACCACTAAATCATCACTTACCGGATGTTTTTTAAAGGTAATACTCAAATCTTTGAATGTCTCAAAGGTTGGCATTTAGACACAGTAATAGGCTGTTACTATTTATCACTTACCAACGAATCCATCTGCCCATTCTTGAGAATCAAAAACCTCTTGGTTCTTTGCTTTGTTGCGATTACGTTTCGCTGACATGTTTAGATACTTATCACTATCAGTCTCGGTGATGAGTGTCATACCTTCACTAACAAAGTCTTCGCCTTTGTCAACTGATCCGTCTAAGTGGTTAGGGTGTCCCATTTTGTTTCTCCTTTAGTGTTTGCCAAAAATAATCATCTGTGTCTCCAAGGCGTCCCCAGTCCGTTCCTGACTCTACTTGGTATTCTATGGTAGATACTTTAAAGTCGGGGAACTTGGGTTCCTCGGGGGTAATAGAGAGGTCATACAGACGCATCCTGTTATTAGGATACAATGCATACTGACCATTGTTCAATGCGATACAATTATGTGATTTGTGCTCTTGTGGCACCTCACTTACATTATTATCTATTACATCCGGGTTTGCATGGTAGTTATCAAGTGTAAACAAGTATTGTCCTCTCATAAGACCATGATCTCTAGTGAAGACCTCACAGTCCATGGATGAGACAAATCCTTTATTGATTGCCATAACACCATAATCCATACAATTCCAGAATTGTAGATTCTCCAAACTCATGTCTATGACTGGGGTTTCAGCGGAACGTACAAATGCACTGATGGGTAGTTTGTCATACATTGCACCATATTCTGGTAAGTATGTCTCAAAGTAAAAAGCACGCCCAGGTATGCTTTTAGCAGCAACCCAGACGCCCTCAACAAACTCCCCATGTCCATCTTGATGATCTCGTAAGTATTCCCTACGAACCCAAACTTTCTCTGCGGGAAGATTGCAAATTAAATTCATCCTCTACCCTGACCACGATAACGCTTCTTTGCACTGTTACGTGATGTAGGAGTATACTTGGTATGCTTACCACGTCCTTGACGAGTACGCTTTGGTCTAGACTCAATTGTCTCAGCACCTGATAATCCAATTCTGCTCTTTGCCATTGCCTTTTATCGTTTGACTCCCATATTATAGCACATAACTGCTATGCTGCAAATACTGTCCATGATGCTTCTGCCATTAATGCTCCACCAGGTGCTAGGGTATCACCAAGTCTCATCGCACCAGTTCCATTGATGATTACTTTCGTTGAACCTACCGCTGCTACATCACCATGTACATCAGAACCACATGTATGAGGTGTGAAGGAGTCTCCAACCTTATGAGCAGGCAATCCGTTGATTATGACATTAGCAGATGCTGTGATGCCTACAGAAGGTGCATAGCATCCATGTCCTGTCGTGATATCAGCCAGTCTAGACATTGGTCTAAGGGTTTTCATTGTCTACATCCAAGAATCCGTTCTGTAATCCTATGTAGTATGATAATCGATTCGCTGCAGGTGTCCAATTATTCTGTACCAACATACTACCTTGGAAACTAGTAACAAATGGTGGACAGGTATGTGTTACAATTAATGTGTAGTTATATTTCATGATTTCAATGAAACTTGGTTTCCATTTAGTCCAACTACTAATCTCTGGTACTAATGCTTGCAAATAATCATTACCATACGTTAATACACTCGCCGGATCAAATGGTGCTAGTTGATCAAGTTGTAAACTAAATCCAGGTCCAGGAAAAAGATCACTCGTAATTTTCTCAATACCTTCCGGTACATCAGAAAATGGTAAGATCTTTCTACCTTCTAATAAACTTACAGATGTTAAACGATTCTGATCTGTTATCGGCGCGTTCGGTGTTATGGTTCCATCAATAGGATCTAACGTCGGTGAATTCCTATAATAAGACGCATAGATGTACTCGGCGTCATAAAAATATTTCTCCCCGTAGAATCCCTTCAGAGGTGCCACTAATGCCATCGTAGGACTAGGTGGTCCTGCAATCGTTCCATACGCCATAGAGGGTTCTAGAAACCCCCTCTGCATTAGAAAATCTGGGATGTCTGTTACTGGTCTGTCGGCAATCTCGGATAACTTGATAATATTACACCCTGATCCTGTTCCACCTGACACCCCCATCCCAGGTACTAACGTGATACTTGTGATTAACTCCGGTAATGCCGGTAGCGGACACCCTCCCGTCGCTTGCACAGTTATCGTAAGTGCTGGGTTGATTGTCTCATATAATATCGGATTCGGTGCAATCCTTGCCATGTCCTGATACAATGGCACCGTGGGATTTGGATTCAATACAAATGGACCCGTTCCGATAACCTCATTGTTTGGTACAATTACTACAGGCATTATACTGTCTTCGCAACCTGTAAAAGATCTTTCTTGATTCCCTCTACATTATTATGCAGATAATCTAATGTCTCTGAGAGACTCTCGTAGTTAGAATCCGTAGGACGACGATACATCAATTGTGGTCGCTCCAGCTGCGATATCCGTTGGTCCAGGCGCGTCAACCTCTCGGACAGCTTCTGG